TCATTTCCACTTAATACTTCCCCAATATTTCTCGTGTTTAATACGCTCTTTCTTATCTTTAATCTTACATACTGCACAGTAGAAATAACCTGCACTTGGGTTTGTTGGATATTTAAATTTAATCCACCAATAACCATCCTTTTTAGTTACACTTTCAAAGTCTACCCAATCATTTTTGTTATACAACCATGAACCTTTGTCTACGACCGCACCTTTCAAACCTGGTTTGCGACGTACCTTAATCGCTGTATTTGGTGTAAAACGCCCTTTCCAATGCCACGTAATTTGCTTTTTACCTGCTGCTGTACCAGTTATCGGTTTACCATTGATAGCCCCTGCCAGCTCTTTGCTGAATGTATCGTAATTCTTCTTGAAATATTTCATATCGTTTTTATTTGTAATGAATCCCATTTCAACTAGTCTATAGTTTATATTTAATCTACCAGCTACATTTGCATTTAATAAATCATTTCTTGGGTCAATACTTCTAATTATGCCAACAGTTGCTTTCAACGCGTTATTAATGTTTTTATCAATACTATCTGCTGGCCATTGATTTGATATAATAACATGTCCACCTGTTGCACTTGCACCTGCCGCATCAAGATGTAACTCAACTACTACATCATATTTCTGTTGTTTCACCCAATACATACCATAATTTTTAGTATCTCCAAGACGTTCACCATATTGTGTATCAACAAATAAGTTTTGGTCTTGCTTACTGCCACCGTATAAATCTACTGTGTGACCAGCTTGTTTTAAATATTTTTGAATATTAGGCGCAATATATTTACGAATAAAATCACGTTCATTTGTGCCATTCCCAACTGCTCCAGGATCATTATATCCATGGCCTGCTGCAATTAATATTTTCTTACCTTTTGATTTAGAATTAGAAGGTTTTGATACTTTATCTTTAATGTTATCTATCACACTTGAAGTTGATTTATAATGTGGTCGAATAAAGTACATTGGATTGTCATAATAGTGTGTAATCAATTGTGCTACTTCCGGTGGGTTATATTGGGCGCCCCCATACCAGTTTTGGTCTAAAGATACAAAACTATTTATATTAGCTGACCATACTATCGCAACATGACCCGCGCCTTCACCGTAATTACTGTTAAATACCACGATATCTCCTTTTTGTGGTAAAAAACTTGGTGTATTTTCATAAACAGTAGCTAATCCATTAAAGTTATTAGCAGTCGGTATATCTTTCGCATAATAACCTGCAAGTCTACCACCAGTTAAATAATTCCAATACATGTTAGCTAAGTCAAAACATTGCGCGCCAAATGCACCGTCAAAGTCCCACCAATAACCTTTTAATTTTCCTAAGTAACTTTGTGCCTGTACTTTAGTTTTATTAACAGTCATTGAATCACTCCTTAAATTTGTCCATCGTTATCTTGTATGTCGATAGGTGCTTTTCCGTTTGTCCCTTGCTTTTTATCAAGTTTCTTTTGTTTCATTTCAATGTTTGCTTCATGTCCTTCTTTAGTCACTGGATTATCTTTATATGCTGTATATAGTGCTACAATAGTTAATAAGATTGAACTGATACTATCTTCATCTACTGGTATAGGACTGATGTTTTTAGTCGCTAACCATTGGTTAATAATTGCTAAAATTAATACGATAAATCTAACTGCTGCACCGATTGTCATTTTCATAATTTTATCCCTCCAAAATAAAAAGCCGACGCTATGCGCCGACCTTTAGAATTTAATTATTTACATTTTCCGAACCAAAAACATTCCCAAAAACTTGCGCCGAAAACTAACGTTTCATTTAAGAAGTTAAGCATTATAATCACCCCTTTCAAAGTTACCAACCGACCAATATCTTAATAGATGTCCATATTAAAGAACCAAGTATGGAGAAAATAGTCCCAATGATTAACCACTTAAGTTGTTGGAATTGCTTTTTATTTTCTTCACGATTTACCTTTTCAATTTCTCGTTCACGATTAATTGAATCTAATGTGTAATTCATCTTTATATTAGTTATTTCTTGTGTATGTTGACCTTTTTCAATTTCTTTTAATGAGTTATGAAGTTTTTCTATAGACTCATTGATTTCTTTTCTATCTTCTTTCATTGTGTTCTCTATATTTCTTAAGCGTTTGTCTTTATATCTGTCTTTATCTTCCAAAATACCGACGCGACGCTCAATATCTTGATTACCTTCACTACTCACTCTGTCACCTACTTATTCCAAAATAAAAACCCCAACCTTATGCTTGAGGTTCCGGGTAATCTTCACCAGTTAATTCGGTAAAATATTCTGGTGAAATCCAATTACTATTAACAAATGCTTTCATTTGTTCAATTGTGTATAAGTGGAAATTCCAATATCTTGTAATTAATTCTTTTTTGAATTCTTTCGTCATTTGGTCCCCTCCGCAATCTGTAATGTTAGTTGAGATACATCTTTTTGTAATTGATCAATCACAGATTTCAATTGTGCGTTTTCAAACAATATCTGTGCATTAATTAAATCTTGTTCTAATGCTTGTGGTGTAGGTTGCTGTGATTCCATTTCTTTCTCCCAAACATCCTTAGGTGTTCCAACCCATTCACCATCAATGAATTTTATTGGTTGATACAACTCATTATTCGGTTTGATTAATGTATATTTTTCTTTGTCATACAAATCATCATCTGAAAATAATATCGTACTTTGTCCATTTGCTTTATTATATATAATTTTCATTTTTCATCCTCCTACAAAATGAAAGTTTCGTTGATTGGCAACCAATCACTTGCTGTAATGTATCTAGCGTCTATAGAAGAACCATAGAAATAAATGTTTCCATCTTTACCTACAGCTAATCTATTCGTTGGGAATATATCTAACTTAGTAGCAGCAGGTTTTGTATATTGCATTGATTGATCTATTAAATTTGATACGTTGGTTGGTAAAGTTCCTAGAACTACACCAAATTTATCAACATTAGTTACCGCGCCTTTTAATGCTAGTATTTTTGTATTGCCTATTGATAACAACTTATATTTAGGCTTTTGTTCTGCATTCCAAGGAACTACGCCATTTAATAACGGTATATCAATCCATCCCGTATCAATGCTTGTAACTAAATCCCAATCACTCCATGTTTGATAAAATCTTTTAACAAATAATTGTGATGAATTAAAAGGTGAGAAAGTAATATGTTTGACTGTTCCATCAGATCGAGTAGAAACTTTAGTGAATCCTGCTGAAGAAGTTGCATTTCCATTTCCCGTTGTAATAGGCGTACTAGTAGTGTAATAACTTCCAGGTTTTAAGTTATGCAAGGAATCAATATTGTTGGCTAAAGAAACTACTTGAGAACCGCCATCATCTAAAGTAAGTTTATACTTTTGCCAATTTGTAGTATCTGGTGTTACCCCATCTTTACCCGCAGGACCTTGTGGACCTGTTTCGCCTATATCTCCTTTTTCACCTTTCGGTCCTTGAATACCTTGCGGGCCAGTTGCTCCTGTAGGTCCGACAGGGCCTGTCTTTCCTGTGGCCCCTGTTTCTCCTTGTGGACCTTGTAATCCTATAGGACCTTGTGGGCCGGTCGCACCTATAGGACCATCTTCACCTTGTGGTCCAATTGGTCCTACAGGACCAATGTCTCCTTTATCCCCTTTTTCACCTTTAAACAGCTTACTGTTTGTTAGGGTATAGTTTTTTAAATCAGTTTCAACCTTTTCAAGAAAGGTTTCATCTAATAATCCCAAGGCATTTTCTTTCATTATTTTTCTGACACTATCTTCTACTAATGTAACTTTGATTTCTTTTTCTACTGCGTTTTCTACGCCACTATCATAGATAGTAAACGAGAAATTAGAAACATGTACACTGCTAGTACTATTTTCAAGGAATAATTTAGCTTTAACACTTCCAACATGTTTAATTACATTCTTTGAAATAAGATATTGAAGCATGCCATTTTCAGGACTTAGTATTTCAACATTTTCTTTCATAAATATAGAACCATCCGCACAAAATAGATCTAATACTGGAACCATATCGGTCGTTGTTAAATCATATGGTTTATTATTGAATTCAATATTGATATTCAATACTGCGGTATTTTCGTCCTCTGTGTAAAATGCTCCCCCTATATCACCGATATTAATATCATCACTATTGATATTGGCGGATACAACCTTGTGTTTATATATCATATAAAAACCTCCGAATTATTTATAAGTATCTCTAACATAATAAAGGCCTTTTGCCCCTACTTTTATATAAAGGTTAGATATAGTAGTTGCTTGGTGTTGACACCAACGAATATCCGTTGCGTATTGGTGTGTTGACGGTTTTTTAGGATTCCAACGCATTCTATATAACGTATTCTGACCTACCCCAATAAAGTCTTTTCTAACAAACTTAGCACCACCAATGATAGCTTTAGCAGGCGATGTCCAACCTTGATTTTTGGCATAAGTAATCGCGTAATCAGGATTACTGTCATAAGCCCCAATCCCAAAGAAGTTATACATACCATATCGACCACTCGCATAGTTACTTGTTCCATTTCCACTTTCTAATAAAGCGTGAGCGATAAGGTATATTTCATTAATATCATGCTTTTTACATCCTTCTGCGAAAGCTTTACCTTGTCCAGATAAAGTTCCTTTACCTTTAAGAATTTTGTTCAATTTACTAATAGAAATACCTTGATACTTCCCAAGGTTAAGCATTTGATATCTTTGCACACTACTATTCCAAATAGTTTTAGGGTTCATAGCACTGCTAGTTTGAGTACGACTTGCGCTATACCAGTAATATCCATTTGATATTTGCGGATTAACCGCCATTTGCTTAGATAATGCCTGACTAAATGTGTATTTGCTTTTAGAATTCGTTATTTTAGGTGTTGATGATTTTGGTTTATTAGTAGTATTGCTAGAATTAGATTTACTACTAGAAGTATTGTTGGTACTAGAACTTTCATTGTATTTAGGGTTCTTAACTTTAATTACTGTGGTAGTTTTTGTTGTTGTAATCGTTTCTTTGAATATTTCTTCTCGTTTATTATAGTATTCGATAAGTTTATCTCGTAATTTGTTATATTCTTCTTGGGATGGTTTACCATTCATAATCATGTCATAACCAGTTGCATCTTTCATAGCTCTCCAAATATTATCATCAACTTTCAAAACTTTTTCAGATAATTCTAAGTCATTCCAATTCAACATTTGAATACCATATATAACAGCCCTCAATTGGTTTAATAAATAACCTCGTTTGTTTTCTGTATTTGCTCCACAAACTTCTAGTACGATGTAATCTGGATTAGATGGCACAATCGTTGCAGTATGTCTACACTGCCATGCGAGCTCTCTATCTACATATGCATGAGGGTATTCATTTACGGATAAATATTTATTCCTTTGTCTATAAATTTCTTGGGTATCTCTAAAATCAGAACTTTCCTTAACATAAATACCTTTTGGTTTTCCTGTCCTACTATCACCAGGTGCTACATATTGCGTTAACTCGTCAAAAGTATCATCTTCTTCATTAAATGAAGTGTATTGAATTTTAGTAACTTTTTTATTAACGTATTTCGGCTTTTTCTTTTCAATTTTCTTCTTTTCATCTTCTGGTGTAGGTTTAGGTTCTATATTTTCTTCTTTACCATCACTATCTTTTTTCTCTGGAAAATATGCAGGTCTAACAAACTTAGATATACCATTATATGAGTGTTTTTCCTTTGAAGCAGGTGAACCAGAATAGCTATTTGAGTTTCTCCAATTCTGGTCTATACTAGTAAAATATGTTTTTGTTGATGGACCCACAACAATGGCTACATGACCTACACCATTATTAAATGAACCCGTTCCCCAAACCACGATATCCCCTGGCTTAGGTACAAAATTAGGCGTGTTATTATATTTCTTAAATCCTTTTGGATAGTTATACCACCCCATTGCAATTGCATTACCTGGTGTGGTGAATCCCCAATACCTTTTTAAAATATAGTTAGGCAAATCCCAACATTGCGAGCCATACCAGCCATCCACATCTAACCTTTTCCCAATTCTACTTTTAGCCCATGCTGCAACTTCACTCGCTCTAGGTTTTCTATCTTTTGGTAATGCCATTAAAACACCTCACTAAAAAACCCCAACGCAATGCGTTGAGGTAAGTAATCTATAACATCTGTTGCCATGAACTTCTTGTATTACCTATCCATTGATTGCCGTCAAAATAGAAGGGTTGGTATATGCCAGAAGGTGGCTTGATTTCTGTATATTTTTCTTTAGGGTAAATATATTCATTATCCTCGTTTTTATTAACGATTACAGGATTCCCGTTTTTCCATAAATAAACTATTTTCATTTAATCACTCTCTTTTATATAGTGAATTCTAATTGACCATATATCCAATTAGTTTGAGTTACTTTCCAATTAGCTGTATTAGGAGCTGGTATATTAATATTGATTTGACCGTTTGTTCTTACAGTAGCTATGGCAAAACCATTTTCATTTGCAGTAGATAAAAAACCTTTTTGTTGAGATGGAACTGTTCCACTTGGTATTTGAGCGATGATTTGTCCAGGTTGAATATTAGATCCATTTAAGCGTAATAATAGTTTTTTTACTCCTTTATCTTCCATGATTCTATATGCTGAAACAAATCCGGTGTCATCTCCATCAATTTTAGCGTTATTAACAACAGCTCCATTAATAAAGTCTAATAAAATCCAATCTGTATCAGATGTGTTACTATCTATGCGTTGCCAACCGCCCCACGTATCATAAAAACGATTTTGCCATATTTCTGTACTATTATACGGACGGAATTCTATATGTTTTACTACATCATCTGAACGTTTGATTACTTTTACAAAACCACTACTAGATGATACCGGGGCATCAATTGTTATACGGGTCACATAGTACAATCCAACATCTAAAGCTAATAAATCTGCTTCTGTTTTATCTTCAAAAGATAAATAAACAGCGCCACCATTACTTTCTGTTAATTTGTATTTCTGCCAATTCATACCATCTAGAGTTTGAGTTAAATTTTCATTTGTCACAAAATTATTCTTAGCTAGATTGTCATTGAATTCAGTCATTTTATCGTCTATAACTTGATTAGCTCCAGATGTAGTTTTATTAAATTCTGTCGTAACATCTTCTGCATTAACATTAAACTTACTTAAAGCAACGTCGTAAGCACTACTTACATCACTTTCTTTTGCTATCAAATCATTTAATGCGCTATCTCTAGTAGTTTGAATATAAGAGATAGATGAAGTAGTTACTGTGTTTATTTCGGTTATTCCATCATTTTTAGTTTTTGTTATTGTAGTGTTAGCTTGTTCCCCTACATCTTGAACACTTTCTACAATTTCGTTAATATTTTCAACATCAGTTTTTAAAGATTGGATTTTTTCTTTAATTTCATCGTTTAAATCATCAAACATTCTAATATATCTAACTTTTATATCGCTTTCTATTTTATTAACCAACGCATCTTTAACACTAAATGAAAATCTTCCTAAAACTACTGTGTCATCTTGACCACTTCCACTAGCATCATTAAGCGACAAATACAATTCCCCGTAAAGCATTGAATCAGTAGAAGCTTTTAAAAAGTAATTAGGTAACGTAACACCTAAAACACCTTTTAAAGGTTGCAAGAATTCTAATTCTAGGACACCAGACGTAGAACCATTTGAAGATTTAAAAAAAGCGTACCCTTTCACATTCTCTTTAGAGACCAGTAAGGGACGCTTCCTATTAGTTATTAAGAATTGGAACTTAGCAGTATTTTTATCTAAATTGTAAAATGCTATATTTTTATTACTGATTGCAGTATCAATTGGTTGTTCATCTAAATCTATATTCACTACTTTTTCTAATTCCATTATCTAACCCCCCACAGTACTAACGCGATTGCATGGCCACGTTCTTCAGTATATGGTGTCGTGATAGCCATCACTATTCCTCTACCATTATCATAGTCTTTGTAACCTATACCAGCACGACCACTTACAAAATCTCCAACAACAACGTCTTTTTCTACATTAGTAAAAATTTGTCCTAGCATACCGACGACATTCCATTCTGGTCGTTCTGAACGAGGTTCATAAACTAAGTCAGGATCATAATCTGGATTTTCTATAGGTACATCTCGTATTTCTGATTGTATTACTCCATCATCATCCATATATGAAACTTCTTTTGATTCTGTCATAGTTACACCATATTCGTCTTTCAAATATCTGTCTTTGTGATGGAAAGATTTATCATTTGATACTAATGATGCTGTTCCAGATATTACTCCAATTGGGAAATCTCCTTGTTGTGCCTTTCTTATTTTATCTCCATCTAAAGCTACAATCATGCCCATTTCAATTGCTTCTCCACTCTGACTTTCCATTAATTCCGCGATATCGGCATTATCTTGTGTTAACTTTCCACTTAAAGTCATATTTCCACTATAGGTACTTAAATCAAATTTAATATTCTTTTCAGAAGGTCCGCCACTGCTAGCATAACCACCAACTATATGATAGTTTTTCGTAGCTTTCACACGGTTACTATTTAGTACCATTTGAGTATGACCGCCAGCTGACGTTTCTGATTGTAGTGAATTTTGAACACTAGAACGTGAACCTCGAGCTTTCGAACTGACACCAGAACCTAACACATAACTTCTTGAATCGTAAGCACGTGATCCACCTGTTGAAGCAATAACTGCACTTTGTTCAGAAATAGCAGCAGAACCTGTAGAACCTGCGCTAAACCCACATTTAAGTGATGTCGGTACAACTTTATATTTTTCTTTAGCGATATAAGCAGCATTCGCATACCCATCGGCACTAACGCCAATAATTTCAACTAAATTATTATATAATTCAATCCCGTTTCCTGTACCATTACCTTGTAAATTGCCGCCGATAATTTTCATTCCTTTGACTTGAGACCCACCGGCAATACCTATATGATTACTACTTTGATAAGTGTTGATATTGTTTAAAGTAATGTTATGCCCTTTATTTGTACCACCAAATACCTTAACATCTGCTAATGCATTTCTGAATCCATTTACAGATATATTGTTCAACGTTACGTTGCTGCACATGAATTGAATCGCAATTGCAGGTACGCCACTTGGGAAGTTGTCATCACCTACCGCAATAAAGTTGTTTACAGTAATGTTATTGTAAGCAGAAATAACTAACGCTCTAGGCGTATAACCTGGATAAACGTTATTAGCGTATGGGAATAAAGAAATACAGTTATTTAAAACCACATTTTTAGCAGTTAATGATTTGTCATCACTTGCCGCTCTATGATGTCCAATATGTCTTGGGTTAAATGAACGACAGTCTTTAATACTCATATGATTATTAACTAACACACCTGCAGCTGCAGAACTATCACCATGAGCTTTTATTTCTAACCCGCCGTAACATTTATATGAAATATTGTTATTCATAAATACATATTGTGACCCGTCATCTATTTCAAATCCATTTGCGTTCCCGTGGAAATTTTTTGGGTCGTGAGAGTAACAATTATCGATAATAATAAATCTTGAATGGTGAGTGGTAACTCCATCATCACCAAATCCATATGTCTCACAATTTTCAATCCAAATATACATACTTTCCAATGCTATAGGTACACGTTTTCCGTCACCTTCATTATAGTAAGAATCACTAGCATAAGTTATATCAATACCGTGTAACATCGCGTCATAAGATTTAACATTTTTAACAAAAGCTTTCTTAACGCCAGCATATCTTATATTACTTGATAAACTCCCACCACTTGGTGTTTCATAATCATAAGGAGCTCCTGCGCCAGTGGTAGTTTGCCCTGGAAATCTTTCTTTTTTATTTCCATTTACCGCTAAATCTTCTATACTAATACATTTTGCTTCACCACTCATTTTCAAATTAGTTAATGCAATGGTTTCTCTTGGCGCTTTAGTTGATAACTTGATAGTCGAAATATCTTGTCCTTGTCCTACTAACCGTGTATAGTTAGGAAGTTTCAAACCTTTATCAAGTAAATATGTTCCAGCTGATAGTGTAACCATAACGCCACCATTACCAAATGCTTTTTCAAACGCTGCTGAACTATCTTTTTGTCCGGTTGGGTCAGCGCCAAAATCATCTACATTAACTACTCTTTCGATTTTTGATATCAATTCTTTATCTGCTGCTTCTCTTTGATTCTTTTCATTTAAAAAATCATGATACAATCTATTACTAAGGTCTCCAAAACCTTTGGCATCTATTGATGTACGTGCGGCTTTTAATTCATTAATACCGTTGCCATTTCTACCCAAAACAATTTCTTCAATTTGTTGTCGTTGGTATTTCAATTCATCCGATGTAGTGGTTTCTAAACCATCTACCATTTTATGAAGAATTTGAGTTGTGTCATGCGCTTTTTTCTGTTCTTTATTATGGTAATTTTTATAAGTCTCATTATCCTCTACGTATTTTTCTATATCTTCAAAATTGCTTTCAACTTGGTTAACAAACTTACGTCCAAATATAGAATGTAATTTTTTAATTAAATCAAGTTTCATATTATACCTCCACAACTTTCATTTCGCCATTACTCACTGTAATTTTGTATTTTTTCCCATCCGTTCCTTTCATAAATAAGGAATCTAAATTAATATTTTCTATTTTCTTTTTATCTTCCGAACTCATTAATCCATCCGTATTTATAGTTGCTTTTGGTATAGCTTCTATATTTAATCCATTTTCATTTGCAATTAACAAGGGGTCATTGCCTTCTACACCTGAATCTACATACAATCCATCTTTATTTAATGCGACGCCGCCTTTACCGCCTTTTGTTGAAATACCATTCATATTAAAATTTAATGCAGATGTGCTATCTATAATATTAGATGTGGCTTTTGAGTTAGCGCCTATCTTTTCTGCAGTTAACCTACTATTTTTAGAAGGGTTAGACGTATTTAATCCACCTAAACCACTCACATATTTAACAGCGTTATTTAAATTTTTCATGTATTTTTCGCGCAATTTAAAATCACCAAACACAACTTCCTGCTTGGTGATTTTTCCAAATGGATCTCTTTCAGTTTTAACTTCTACAATTCTTGCATCGTTATTCAAACCAGTTAGATTATCTCTAACTCTTACAACATCACCTGGTTTCGGGTTTGCTTCTTTGAAATGGTCTGGTAACGTTACAAAATCTAAAGACAATGAAGTTTTAATACTCTCTGCAATTGTGGATTTCAACATCGCATCCATTGTCTTTTGTTTTTTCACTCTGCCATCCATTATTGGTGGCGCTTCACGCTTTCCAATTACATCAGCTAGTGGGTGTGTATATTCCATTATTAAACCTGCCGTACTATAACCACCGTCATCATCGTAATCACCGTAACCTTTAATAAATGTGTATGCTTGAGTAGCATCTTCTTCAATCTTTATATTATTTGCATTAACTCTACTATCTATAAAGTACTTAGCTGCATTCCCAATAGACGTTTGAAGTGTGAAAGTCTTAGTTTTTTCATCATATTCGTATTCTAGTGTGTATCGGTCTAGACCCTTTTTAAACAATTCAAGTCTGCTATCACCTTCCCCCACATTTTCAAAACTACTTGCATTCACTTTGTCTTTTAACTTGTATTTATAGCCACTTTTATGAAAGACCATATCAAAGTACCTTTTTCCAGTAAAACTTCCTGAATACGTTTCGTATATACGTTGCATACTTAAATCGTCAATTTCTCTTTCTTTTGCTTTAACGTGAAGTGTTTGAACTTGTCCTATAGAAGATTTGTCTAACATTACAATCCGATATTCTCTAATATCATTCGTCCCACCAACTCTTGTAACCGTCCACATTTTTGTTATGCTATTTAATAGATCATAGTTGCTTGGGTTTTCAATGATATCGAATTCTAATGTCCCTTCTTCAGATATCTTTTGGGTTAAGGTTGTTTTTGTACTAAGCGGGTAACCTCTTCCTTGTAAACTTTTTATGATTATTGCCAAAATATCCCACCTATCTAAAATACAACTTATGTTTAAAATAAATACTCTGAACTTCTTGATTGAAGTGGAAGTTGTTTGCTCCAGGTTCCAATACTGGTTGCGCACCTGTTGTGTTTGAATCAATCGAAACTCCGTTTTTAAATGTTTGTAATCCGTTATATCGTATCTTGTCTCCAGCTTTCATATTCAAGCCAGTTATACGCATCAAATCATGACTTCCAATGTAAAATGTGAAATCTTTAGTGTCTTTGCCTAAAACAATTTCAACATAATAATCTTGGTTAAATTGATCTATGGTTACATCGCCTAAATAATAGTAATAACCATCTTGAATGTTATAAAATTTATTCTTTCTATAATCATCGTTTTCATTCCAAGCAACATCATCTTCTAAACCCCAAAATTCTAAATTAGGGTTCCTTGATAATTCGGTGTTATATGCAATACTTTCAAAATAAGGCAATTCTAAAGTTTCGAAAGTTAATTCTATATCTCCCGAAGTTTGAGTACTATCAAATGAAATTGCATCAGAAAGGCCAACATAAATTTGTCGGCCATCTGTGTAATCCATATCAAATTGTTTATCGGGATCATTGAAACTCAAAAATTCAATCGTATTATCACTAGAAGATAGTTCTCTTAAATAAAACTGACCACTAAACAACTTTTGTATTTCACTTTTTAAGTGTGATACATAAGCCGGTCTCGATACTGAATACCTTAATTTCATGTTAACAACTTTCTTTTCTTCTGTGGTCGCATTGAGAAAACGGCCATTCAAACGTTCAACAGTGTTAAATTCTCTGTTATAGCCTGCGCCTTGTACATCGTAGCTTGTTACTATAATGTCGTTTAAAGTGAAAGGATTGTCACTAACACGATATTTTTTATTATTTTTCACGACTTCTATATCGTATGTGATTGGCAAATTTACGTCCCTCCTTAATATCTCAATGCATTTTCTCGTGAATTCATGTCGTCAATCGTTGATTTAATGAAGTCGATATCACCTTCGTTTTTAACGGTTACATAAACATTTGGTTTAGCGTTCTCTTTCATACTATGACGTACATCACTTGTTAAATGACTATCAACATTACCATCAAAATTCGAAGCATAATTATCAGTTAAATCACTGTTCAAGTTATTTTTAAAAGCATCTGTAACAGAGTTTGCAGCTTTAGATGCCGCAGTAATCGCACTACCTTGACCGCCTGCTATACCATTAGACATACCTTGCATCATGTAGCCACCGATACCTCTAAAAACACGAGAAGGAGAATGTATACCTAGAACTGATTTAGCAGCATTGACTGCTTTTTTAGCAACATTAGCGGCAGCATCAACAACCCATTGAACTCCATTTTGAATACCTTGAACCAGTCCACTTATTAAATGGCCACCTGCACTTATCATTTCACTAAAGAAACTTCTAACTTTCGCTACACCTTGACTTACTCCGTTACCAATTTCACTCACTACATTTACAAATCCAGAAACTATCTTCCCTACAAAACTCGCCATTCCAGATATTGCATTACTTACCATTCTTGAAAATCCAGATGCAACTTTTCCTACCCATTGACTAACAAATCCAGCGATAGAACCAACCAAAGCGCTAAATTTACTAGTTATGGTATTCCATATATTCTGAACTTTTGAACGAACGGTAGAACTCATATTCTCCCATACCGTTGAAAAATAACCTTTTATCGAATTCCATACTCCAGACAAATAACCTTTTATAGTATTCCAAACGCTAATTAAATAATATCGAATGGTATTATTCACATTTGAAATCATCGTTTGTAGTGTCTGCCAAGCACCACTGAAATCTCCGGACAAAAATTGTATTAGTGCGGTAAACAATCCAACCACTAATTGAACAAACACAGAAATAACCATTCCGATTGTTTGGAATACTATAGATACAACAGTCCAAAGTGTTTGGAAAGCGATAGACAAACCGGTGATAATGCCCATTACAGTTGTACCTAAAGATTGGACGAATATTTGTCCTATTTGTTGCAATAACGGCATGATTGGAGCTAATGTCGATTGAATATTGGACCATAATTGTTGGAACCATCCAATGATACCTTGAATAGCACCACTGATAGTACTAACTAATCCATTCCAAATGTCTGTCATAGCATTTCTAAAACTTTCGTTAGTCTTCCACATATAAACTATTACTCCTACTAAGGCAGTTATAATAGCTATTATAATACCAATAGGCCCTGTTAAAACTTCAAAGGCTGTTCCCAAGGCTGGTAATAATCCGACTAAATTTTTAATAGGATTTAATAAAAAGCCGAATACACCTTTCAACACATTCATAAGACCACTAAATATCTTACTAGCCCCACCAGCAGTAATAAATTTACCAACTAATTTAAGTAATGAAGTCCCGAACAGCCCTAAGAAACTATTAACTGCCATTAAAGGAACGGCTAATGCCCAAATAGCTCCTAATAACATAGCTGCTACACCAACTACTCTTGCAATCCAAGGATGATTTTCCATTAATGCAGCAGTGAATCCAACTATTTTAGTTACTACATTCAATATTGCGCTTGCTATAGGAGCCATTGCAGTACCAAAAGCTACCAATGCTCGTACTATATTACCGATTAATTGCATTATTACTGGTCCGTTTTGTTGCATGTAATCAACAAACTTTTTAAATCCCGGAGAATTACCAACTGTTTCTGACCATTCTCTGAACTTAGCACTCATTTGTTCTAAGTATTTAAAAATATTTGTTGAATTCTGACCAAATGCTTTCATTAAATTACCTATACCGGCAAATACATTTTTAAATATGTTTCCTATAATTGGTAAGTTAGTTTTTGTATATTCCATAAATTGTTTGATACTATTCTGTCCTGCGGCGCTATTTGCCCAATTACTAAATGATTTTCCTAATCTATCTAACCAATTAGCAGACCATTGGAATAAAGGACCTAATTGTGTAAATACATTTACTAAACCATCGCCGAAATGTCCTGCAGCACTTAATAATTTATTAAATACTGATACACCAGTAGTATTAAGCATATTAAAGAATTTCTTAGCCACTGCACTCGTTCTTGTCCATTTAAGTAATGAAGAACTTGCTTTCTCTACACCCTTAGCAACACCTGCAAAGAATGGCGTTAATGATTTCAATGCAGATTTCATAGCGTTTAAACCATTAGCCATTGATTGGAAAATCTTATTAGCATTACTCTTAACAATGTCTTGCCATTGCGTTTTAACGCCTTCTAACGCGCTCTCATACGCTCTTGTTTGCTTTGTAGCTTTAATAGTTCCATCATTAAGCATTTTAATAGCTGTAATTGCCATACCTGCATAAGCAGCAAAACCAGCAAATCCAATTGCACCTGCACCAGCCAATGCAACTACACCACCAGAAGCAGCTTTTGCAGCATTTAATACAGAAAATAAGACTGGTACCAATCCGGCTATTACTGGAATTAAACCTTGAACAGACGTAAGCATTACACCTTTAAATGTTTGAGAAAAGACCGTTCCAAATGATCTAATATCACTAGCTAATCTATCTACTTTATTTTGGAAATCATTAACTTGTGTTTCTATAGCCCTAAAGGCACGTTGAATTTTAGAGGTTCCTGTTGTATCAACATCAATTTTAACTGTATGTTTTCTTAATGTAGCTAATGAAGCTTTTGCTTTCGCTATTGCTCTAGTAAGTGGACTACTATTCCCATCTATTTTCACTTCATGTTCTCGCCATTTTTGAGCTAGAGCTTTTGCTTTTTGCAATGCTCGTTGGAATTTATTGATGTTTGCATCAACATTTGTATTGATTTCATTAGGGACAGAAGTTTGTGCTAATCGTTGTGCTTTATGCACATTTCTTTCAAAGTTTTTTATATTAGCAAATATCTTGGCCATAAAATTTTTATTTTCCAACTTATCACCTCACTTTAATCAAATTTGGAAAGCATCTTACGTGTTCCTCGTTTGAATGCTTCACGCTCTGCATAACGTTTTCTACGTTCCATTTCTTTTTTACGTTTATATTCTTGTAATTGGTTTCTAATTTCATATCGTTTTTGCTCAATTTCTCTATGCATACCAACTAGACGTTTTCCACCTTGGACCATGCCATGAGCTACTGCAGAATGTAGATTGTTTTCTCTGATGTCTAGAAGTTTATCTTGCCCTCCTATAATCCAATCTTTCCACTCATTTGGTGTCATACTATATAGTTCTTGTTCAGGTATATAACCAATGTAACGTGCAGTAAGTTGCCTTATTTCACTGAAGTTAATAATGGTTCTACGCCCATGATGTCTTTGTAATTCTCTACCATCATTTCGTGACCGATTTTGGCTTGCTCTTTCTCCTCTTTCTTCGCCATCTTTTCTCCATTCGACACGTTCATCCAATATTGGCGTGTCTTTTGTTTGAAAAAACCACTATTTGTCATTACATCTAAAGCGCCTGCTAATAACTCTTTAGTATCTTGCTTTTCTTCAATTACATTTTGAATAGCATTGAAAATATCTTCTTTTGAAGGCTTATCTGCTAAATGAGATGTAGCACATTGCCAAAATTCCAAAATACCCTCATTATCTTTATTGATTAATTTGTTATAAATCACATTGAAGCCAGGAACAGTATTCTCTTTATCTTTCTCACTGAATTTCTTCGCTTCAATATCAAACATAAGTGAGCCTTTAGCTTCTACTTCTTTACCGTTAACCGTTAATGTTTTAATCATTTCTACCATGTTAAATTCCTCCATTTACAAACTAATAAAAGGGGTATTACACCCCTTAATAAATCCTTTATGCACCTGTATCTGGTGCAGTTGCTCCTGCTAATTCCTTTTGATTTTCATATGTTCCGTATTTTTCGCCGAATTGTTCGAATTCAACAACTTCCGCTGCAGCTGATGGATTCAACCATTCTTCTGGTAATGAATCAAAACCGCCTTCTGCACTATTCCATTTAACTTTTAAAGTCAATTCGATAGTGTCATCTTCATCATCGAAACTCATTTCATAAGATTCTGCTTGTACATATGCAAATAAAGCATTGTATTTATTATTACGTTTTTTAGTTTCAATAACCCATACTCTAAGTTGTTCACCATTCTTAATAGCTTTCTTTACTTGTTCCTGTCCAGGATCACCTAGTACATGACCAACTGTTAACTTAATTTCTTCAGAAGTACTGTTCACACCATAATCCACTTTCCCTGCACGAACAATTTCTGCTAAATCAGCTTCAATAGTGTGTCCGCCTTCTTGCAAATCAGCTAACAATAAACCTTCGCCGTTATCTAATTTATCAATCGCAGGACGAACAACTGAAATATAATTCTTTTGAGCCATTACTTTCACTCCTTAATATTTAGTCGTATGTCTGTATTTAAAAAGAAGTCGTATGATGCCATGTTTAGTGTACTGGTCAATATCAGTTATCACCTGTTGGTCATCTATGCGACTTCTTTTAAATTCATAATTATTTAGTTTTATTTCTCTGTTTAATATCAATCCCAGAAACTTTATTAGTTCTCTAGTTTCATGAGCATTTACTGCCTGACTATATACATGTATAGTTAGTCCTACATCTTCAGTCATGCTAACACTTGATTCGTTATTTGTGACGTTGGTTTCACCCACTACGATATATGGGTATACAGCGTCTTTTTGCACTGAATCAAAAACCCTACCATTCAAGTATTTTTGAACGATAAGGTTGCTTTTTAATTTGTTATAAACACTATTAAATAAATCATCTTCCACCGATACCCACATATCATAACCACCTTAAGAAAAATACTTATTAAACACTTTTCGACCTGCATCTATTGCCGGATTCCAAAAAGGTTGTGCGTGCATTCCATAAGTAGTGTGCCATTCTCCATCGTCATCTTTGTATGACCACGGGATTTTTTTAGCTCTACTACCACCAGGACCCGTAGCATAAATACCTGTACCATATTCTACATATATAGCATATTCAGCACCTACACTTATAATTCCGGTAAAACCACCATCTTTATAAATGAAGTCTATAGATTCTTTTAAATAACCTAAATCAACTGCTGCTAGTGATACTGCAGTGTTGTATATGGTGTTAACGGTTTTTGCTATGCCTTTTTTCACCCATTGTTCCATATCTTTTTTATAATCTTCCAATTCGGCTACTAATTCCAAACTACCATATTTTACTTTGGCCATTAGGTACCTCTTTTAATTTAGTTAGATTGATTTCATGTTGTCCGCCTTGATCTACAGAATTACCGTTACACTCATAGAGTTTACCCTCGTATTTAAATATAGTTTTATTAGGATTGATTGGTAGGTCATATGGTGTATATAAGTTTCTGTCGAAATCATTACTCATTTGATGATATAAAAGTCTTTCGCTTGATGTGGGTGTATCCATAAAACCATTAATTGTTGTTTCGCTTTTATAGCGCTCTTTTTCATTAGGATACTGTCCAACTATCTCGATTACTCCCATATCTATTTCATGAGGAAATTCAGTGAACGGATTAAACATTATAACCACTCCATCTTAATTTTCTGTATGGTTTCAACGGCTTATACATGCTATCTGGAATATCAGTAACGAAAGAATAGCTAATTGTACCCATGGAACGACTGGCTATATTTCCATTCGAACCATATTTGATACAATCAGCTATAAATTTCTTTACGCCACTAGGAAGATTTTTAATGTCAAAAGATTGATTGCAATAATCGTCTGCTAAAGGCTTGTATAATTCAATAAGTTCCAAAAAAGTATCGTCATGTTCAGTATTATTTAGTGGTAATTGATTTAGTAGTTTGACGTCTTGTGCGTCCATTATTTACCACCCTCTAATACCTCTATGAGTTCTGCTTTCTTCATATCACTATAGCCATGAATATCACGTTCTTTTGCAATTTCTTTAAGTTCTGATACTTTCATACCAGAATAATCTAAATGCTCTTGAACGTTCTCTATTAACGGCTTAGATTGACGGTTATTTTTAGTAGATAATTCAGTTAATCTTTCCTCACTAACTTTCAATCCATCACGAGGGAACATATCTCCTACGTTATATTCGTGATTATCATCTTGCAAGTCAGTGAAATAATTAATAACTTTATACGTCACTATAAATCACTCCTATGCTCCTGTATTATCTCCTGCAGGTTCAGTTGCACCATCAGAGAAAGTGCCTTTGACAACGCCAGTATCATCTTTCAAGTTAACGCCGTAGTGGTAGTTAGTTGATAAAATGTGTTCACGTTTTAGAATATCGAAGTCTGTATATGCTTCTGGTTTTTTCTTATTAACAATTTCCATTGCACCTTTACGTTGTAAGAAGAATTCACCTTCTGCCGTACGCTTAGTTTTTTGGATATCAGATACTCCAACTAATTCTGCAACTTGACCTGATGTGATTGCACGATCTTGTACAGAACCTCCAACGCTAAATAATGATTTAACTAACTTGTTATAATCTTTAGGGTGGATATGCAATACATAGTTTTCATCATCTTCTGAATCAAACACTTCAATCGCATCTAAAATACCTGCAGCTGAATGTGGTACAGTAGCAGCTAATTTAGCGGTTTTTAATTCATCGATGTAATCAATTTCTACTTTGTCTGCTAAAGACATAGCCAATTGACGACCTGCTTCTGCAAGCGTACCATTGATGTTTGTAATTACTGCTGTTTGTGTAACTGACACTGCTTTACCAGTTTCCTTAACAGTTACTTGTGTAGTAGTCATGCTCATTTTTTCAGTGTCCATTGCTACGCCTTCTTGTAAATCTTCGGCCGGACCAATATAAGCATATTTAGGACGAGTGATTGTATCACCTGGTTGTCCAACTAATGTATTATCTACATCAGCGTATGGTGTAAAACGAATAGCGTTCTCTAACTTAGCTACAACTACATTAGCTAATACCTCTGGATTGATTAAATCTACTTTTTTAGTTTGTGCCATTAATTAACACTCCTTATTCTGATAATTGTCTGTATAAATCTGGGTCTGTATTGAGCAAATTCACTTGCTCTGTGTAATCCATATTCTTAAATTGTTCCTTAGTGATACCATCGTTTTGTGTAGCACTAGTACCATCAATTGGTGCATTGCCAGTCGGTTTATTTTCAGAAAACAAGTATGGTTTCGCTTCTTTCAATGCCTTCCCTGCATCTTCTAAACCTTTAACTTTGCCATCTTCTTGCAATTCCAAATTTTCTTTGTTAATGAATGCAAGAACATCGTCAGGATCATTTGCATCTTTGGCAAAATGTACCTTGATAGCATTATTCAGTTGTACTTCTTTCAACTTCTGTTCATAATCGGCATTTGCTTGTTTATATGCTTCTAATTGTTTATTTAGCTCTTCGTTATCACCGCTTTGTTCTTGAAGTTGAGTGATTTGGTTATCTCGTTCTTTGATTTCATTGTTAGCTGTTTCTAATTCGTTCTGTAGAGAATCTACCTTGTCAGCTTTTTCTCTATATTCACGAACAGAATCATGATGTTCATCTAAAATCTTTTTGATATGCTCTTCTTCGACACCTAAACCACGTAAAAATTCTCTTTTCATTTGTATTGCTCCTCACATTTTTTATTACGGTGGTTATGACCACCACGAGATCTTGCATCTTTTAACGTCATAAGCATTTTTGGACATAAAAAATAGCCACTACTTATTAAGTAGCAGCTAAATACATTTTCGAACTCTTGTTTCTTTTCTTCCATTTGAATGAATTATAATAACCCTGTCTTTTAGAAAATATAATTTTATTAAGTTGTTTACTTTCATGCTATCAGCTCTTCCGTTTCTCTTTCTCCCATTCTCTATAACTCATATACGGGAGAACTTCGTTTATATTATTTTCATTTCTAACTTTCATTATACTCGGTAATTCGTCTTCATCAATATAATAAAATAATTTACATCTACAATTTATATTTTCTTTTGCACTACTTACCCCTACGAATAACTTAGGTGCTTGACCAATACAACCACTAGAATGGAAGTTTTCATCTATCTCTATAGCTTTGCCATCTAAATGACGATGAGTGTCACGCGTTCTTGAATCTCGCGTTGCATGCCATTTCTTCTTCATATCTAATCCGTTGTCTTTTGCTACAATTGCACTATCCAATCCCGCTTGTGACATAGCTCTACCTGCTTCAGTGCGTGCTACACGTAATGATTGGGCTTTAGTCATACCAATATCATCACGTAACGCTTTAGCTATCTTAGAATAGCCTTCGCCACTCATAATGCCTTGAGTAATATTAATGCGAATCTTCTTTAATACCTCATCACGATGCTTCTGTAATGTTGGCACTAATCTAATAAATTCGATAGGTTGTTCAATAGCACTTTTAATAGTAGCTGCATTAGGTACATCAAATGTCATAGATGATTGACTTGCCATTTCGTATAAATAAAGGCTCATAAGATACTTTTCAATATAAGCATCTTGTTGTGATTTCTGAATAGCCTTGGCGACTTCTCTATAATCATTAGTAAGCATTGTTCCTATACGTGTAAGTTCCTTATTGAGCCTGTTGTATTTATTAAATTCGGTCCATGTAACATGAACATCATCGCTTTGATAACGTTCGAACATATCTGCAATCTCTTGTTTTATAACCTTTAACCTATTAGCAAACAACACTTCTATTTCTTTTTCTGCTTGCTTGATTAACCGTTCGATATAATTATCAATATCATTTTGATTCGTTATCTTCGGATTGTTGTTTACCATTCAATCCCTCCTCAATAGAAGGTAATTGTTGATTGTATTCCATTTGTTCAGAATCAATACGCTCTATTTCGGCGTGTGGATCAGTAACCCACGGATGATTAGTAACTAATGTTTCTTTTGATAAGTATTGAGATTGAGCGCCAATTTGAGATTGTTCGAGTTCATTCATCATACGGTTATAGTTAAATGTAATTTCTATGTCCTTCACTTTTATATTCAACTTAAAATGCTGTATTACAAATTCAAGCAACTCTTGTATTGCTACTTGTGTTTTATTACGTAATTTATTAGCCTTCAAATCTAAATTACCGTATAAGAATTTAAGTGCAATACCACTTGGACTATTACCAAATTTATCAGTTTGAAAATCTACTGCTTGACCAAACTCCATTAAGTAAGCACGCATCATTTCCAAATAATCTTTTGTACTAGCAACCGGCACTTCTACTTGAATAGTATCTACGCCACCTTCTGAATCAACGTTAATGGCTTTGTAATACTTTAAGTTACCCATAAACTCTTTTAAATCTTCACCGTTATAACCTTGTAGTATATAAATGAGTTCTGCCGATTCATCAAACATATTCTGTGTGTCTGAAAGTCGTTTGTCTATTGCATCTATTATCTTCTTATACATGAATATATCGCTTACTTCTTCGGGATTATTCTTAAATGGTATAAATGGTACCTTTCCCCAGTTTCCGTCGTTAAAATGGCTTTGTATATTGTTTTCACCATGGTAATAATCAGGTATTAACTGTTCATCTTCTATTACGTAATAAGTAACGTCCTTATCAGTCCAATACTCTACTTTTAATTCATCATTTAATTTGTAATAGCGTATAAATGCTTGTAACTTCTCACGCTCTTTATCAGTCCAAATAGGAATAGCTTGTTCTGCCGGTACTCTAAACAGCTTAAAATCCCCGTTTTCATTAATATACGGTTGTAACCACTCAATACCTTTATTAGATGCAGCAGTAAGTATATCAATCAGTTTATTGTCCCAATGATTATCGAATATCTCGTGTAGTTGATTAGTAACTTCCTCATTATCACAAGATAGTGTTACCGGATTACCTACCGTATAACCAACTTTTTGATCTACTAAGTTTTGATGAAAATTCGTAGTAATTCGCCAATCCGGCTTTTCTATATCTAATTCGCCATTTGCGTCTAACTTAGCTTTATATTTTAATATGTCCGACTGTTTATCATAATATCTTTGACCTGTTGTTATATCTTTAATCCTAGATTTATGTTCATTAACCAACCTAATAATTAATTCTTCTTGTGTTTCAAACCTTGGCTTAATAGCTTCAACAATCCGTTCACCATATGGCTTTTCATTTGGCATATATATGTTAATCACCTTCTTATTTAAGTATAGATAATGCGTTTTGTTTCATATCTTGTGATAAGGCATATCTAGTTGCATCAATACTATGATTATCTTTATCTTCTAACCTTGGCTTAATATTGCCATCTTTATCCGTTTCATAATCTATATTCTCGAACTCTTTAGCTATGTTAGGCGTTCGTTTAGGGTCAATAATAATAGCGTCTAAATCATCAAGCCATTGCTCTCCATATTCAACACTATCTGGTCCTTTCTTAACACCTTTTATACGTTTGATACCATGTTCCTTTTTGAGTTCATCTATACTCTTAGGTTCTGCGCTATCTGCGTATATTTCGTCAGATTGATAACCTTGCTTCCATAACCATTTAGCAAATTCTCTATTGCTTATTTGTACGCCATAGTGTTCATCTATCGCATAGATAATACGTTTCTTCTTATCATAATGCCAACGTACAAAGGCTAATGGATCAGATGCATAACCAAAATCAACTGCATTACGTATATTATCGAAACCATCAATCATTTCTTGTGGAATAGTTTCTATTTTCAAATTGTTAAATGGTACAACACCACTACCAATTGCTTCTCCCATGTATTCCCATCTATACCTCAATTCATTTCGTTCTTTAGCAGCTTCTGCTTCTTGTATAAATTGTTTTGATATGAATGGATTATCTAAATATGTTGAATGATGGACAAATGTATTGTTTGGTTGAAATGATGTTTCATACTTCTTATTAACCCATGACTGTTTTCGTTTAGGTGGGTTGTAAGTGAAGAAAAACTTATAAAAAAGACCATTATCAAGTTCACCACGTAATAGTGAATTGGTAATGGTCGTAACTTCATCTTCTGTTTTAAACTCTGCTAATTCCTCAATCCAAGCTATTGTAAATGGGAATTTACTATCTTTTAAAGACTTTAATCGTTCTGGATTCTGCGCACCTCTGAATATTATCCTGTTACCTCTAGGCTTATATATAACTTCCATAGGCGACTTTATAATTTGAAACAAATGTGATAAATGATTTTGTTCTATCGCCCACTTAATTTGTTCGAATACAGATGTAGCAAGTGTATTATCAGTCTTACGTATAACTACTGCGTTTACTGGCATCATTACAATAAGCCTTACAATCATTATTGATACATCAGAAGATTTACCACTACCACGTCCACCTTTACCTACTATATTCAAAGTATCTGGGTTCTTGGCATGTCTCCAAATATCATGAAAATGTTCCGGGATAATCTCTGATATCTTAACTTGTTTCATCAATGAACATCATCTACCAATTGGACTACACCTTCATGGTTAAGCACCTGTTTATCCGTCCACATAGTATAACGTTTACCTAATAATTCGGCTGCTTTTGTCCTAGCACTAGTATCAGAACGTTTCTCAAGTTCTTCTACTTCCATTTCACCACGTCCAACTTGAATTGGAATTAATTCTTGGTCAGTGATTTCTCCACGCATAACCGAAGTTAAATATTGTAGTATCTCGTCTTGGTCTGCTATTAACTGTTTTTTATGTTCTTCCATACGCTCGTCCAACGCTTGTTTCAGTCTAGGTTTAACTAGGGCTTTATGAACGTCTACTTTAGCGTAACTTTCACTATAACCAGCCTTAATAGCTGCTTGATATGCATTGCCTGTTTTAATATATTCATCTACTAACTTCTGTTGTTTCCATGTAAGTTTCATCGTATACTATCACCTTCTTATCGCTAATTGCTTATTCAAAATTAAAAGACACATCATTATAATGTGTCTTCGCTAATAAAATACTTTATGAAATCATTTCCCAACTTTGATATAGAAACACTATCTTTTGTTTTGTTTTTAGTTCTCTTGTTATTACTGATTCTTAATTTCTTTTTAACCTTATTGCTTTCAACATAATCAGCTATACTAATTATATCTTTTTGAGCTTTTTCCATAGAATCAATAAGTTCATCAATATCATGCTGCAGATAATTTTCAGTTTTATTTTGAAGTAATCCATTTCTCAACAAATTATTTCTTGCTGCTTCATAACCTGTATCAGTTATATTAAAATCATCAATTATCTTTTTCCACCACATGTTTTCTCTTTCATAATAAGGGATGCTATATTGTTTTAATATCTCTATTTCCAATATTGTTAATCTATCAAGTATAGAGAAATACAAAATCGAAATATCATATAAAAAGTTATGCTTTATTGTGTTTAAAACTCCATTAGATATATATTTAATTTTTTCCTCTTGTTTAGCCTTAGCCGAAGTTTCTGATCCTAAAATATATAAATCATCTATCTTTTCACTATATTCTTCATCATCTGTATTATTTGCTTGTTCAAGTATATCTAGTCGTTTATACAATTCTTTTATATATAAACTTTGGTTTTTTAAAGCTTTACTTTTCATATATCCGCTGATAGCATTTCCCATTATCGGTGCAAAACCTGCAACAGTATCCAATGCTATATTCGCCATTATTTCGCCCCCCGTATCAAGAGCCTCGGTTTTCAATTTTTCTTTAGCTTCATCAGCTAAGTTGTCACTAGCAGCACCTAATAGTGTATTTAAAATATTACCCATTCTTTTATCCTCCCAACCTATTATATACATAGTATACAACAAAAAAGGTACCCACTTATTAGTGAATGCCATAAACATATATTCAGGAGGAATAGAATGTTTTCGGGTTGAGGTAAAACCTCTACAATCATTATATAAAATATATCCATAAGCTCAAAATACTGTCATTTCAGTCATTTTCGTCATTTTTGTCATTGTAACAAATATATTTTTTCTGCTAATTCATCACGCCTTGCCAAGAAATTATTACGATTTAATTTAGAGTTAGGAAGGTTTTTAATAATGTCATCACGTCTATATCCTTTTTTTAACAATTCTAAGAAACAAAAGTCTACATGCCCCAGTTTTTGTTGCGACTTATTAATAAACTCAACTTCTTCTAACATTTGAGCATATCGCTTATTTGTTTTCTCTAACCTAAGCACTACATCCTCTACTTTACTTCCGTTTCCGCCTTGAGGTTTAGGCATAGTAGATTGCACACCATACTGAGCTATGGAATTACTATCATATTCTGGCACTACATCTGCTAACACGTTGCTTTTCATCATATGCGTACCAATCATATTTACTATCGATTCTTTTGAGTACATCTACTTAGTCACCTCATTCAAATGTATATGATCATATAGATTAAAGTCTTTTGGTATCATATCCACTTCATCATTTGCCTGTAATCTAATAATCACTTGTTCCGTAATGTATTTACTTAATTCATATAAAAATATGATTGTTAATGTTTTGAGTATTCTCATTGTTCACTGTCCTTTATTAAAATTTTGGTGTTTTCTTATTAGAATTCAATATTGCGTGCATTTCCTCTTTCGTAAATACAGGTTGTTTTTGTTCTACTAACCTCTCAGCCTCTTCCTTACTCTCTGCCTCAACCACAGTAAACTTTTCATTCTCACGTGCTTTAGAAAGGGTGACCGGTTGAATCTGTTAGTGTGCGTACTAGGTATTGCATTTAATCACTGTCCTTCTAACAATATTGTTATGTTATCTAAATTATATTTACTTAGTTATGTTTGTTTGATAATCTTCTTGTTAATAAAATGAACAAGGAGGAATACTATATGTCGAATCAATCAACTCAATCAGAAAAATTGTTAGCTGCTTTATCATATTTCAGTGTATTTTTTGCACCAATCTTATTTCCTATTATTGTATGGATATTAGCAAACAAGCCTGTTTCTACTCATGCTAAAAAATCATTAGCTTATCACATTTTGCCTTACATTTTAATGTTTATAGGTGCAGGTTTAATTGGTTTAACTGAATCTACATCTAGCCAAGGATTAAGCATAACTTTCATTGTTATAACTGTTATTGCTTTTATCGGTGCAGTTTATTACGTTATATATAATTTATATTGCGGTATTAAAGTTCTGTTAAAAGATAATCTATAATATCTAGCCCCTGAATAGGGGCTTTTTATTTTTTTAACACCTCTTTAACTTTTTGTACTATGTCCTTAGTATCCTGTACTTCCAAACCCTTTTTCTCCTCTTGCTGTTTCATTGCTAAACTCCTTAACTGGTTTTAACTCTGGTGTCCATATTGGTACGATAACTAACTGTGCTAGTCGGTCGCCTTTGCTGATTTGGTACACTGGTGTGTCTATTTTTCCCGAATGGTATTTAGTTTCTTCATCAATACCATAAACTGGATAAATCAACCCACCATCTTCAACATCCATTATCGCGCCGTCATATTCTTCTAAACTAATATAGTCATTCTTAACATTAATCTTCATATGACCTTGAAACCCTGCATCAATCTTCCCTGTCTCAACTACAAGATGTGTCTTACTACTTACACCACTTCTGCTTGTTAGTAATCCCACATAACCTTTAGGAATATTAACTGCTAGATCAGTAGAAATTAACGCTTTCTGTTGTGGTTCAAGTATCACTGGTTCTGCTGCATATATGTCGTAACCAGCTGATTCATCATCTGCTCGTTTTGGTAATGTTGCATTGTCGCTAAGTAGTTTTATTTGTAGTGTGTTAGTCATTTTGTTTCTCCTCCATTAAATTTTTAACTTTATAGTACAATCCAATACCTTCTCCTATTACTCGTATAACCATGCCAATTAATATGATTTTTTCGTATGTCTTCATCTACTCTTCCTCCAAATCGCTTAGTAAGTTGCTAAATTCGTTTGTGTTGTCTAACTCACACATTGTCTTGAAAACTATTCCATATGCTTCATTCATATACTTACTAGGTGTACCTTCTTCTAAGTGGTAACCGTAAATGAACATTTCACGTATTTCTTCCTTCAACTCTTGCCATGCGTCTTTATATTGATTAGTTTTCATCGTCTGCACGCTCCAGTTCTGCCTGTACTAACAAAGCTACATAGTGACCATGTATAATATCTGAAACTTCATCATTTTCAGCTTGTTCTCTAAATACTTTTTCGTTGATTAATAAATCTTCTTTCAATAAATCGTAAGCCTTTGCTTTGCGATAGACTTCTTCAAGTTCAAGCATTCTATCGTACTTTTGTTCTATCTCATGACTAAATACTGCCTCAGTTCTTATTGTATTTTTAATATAGCCCTCATACTCATACGCCATCTAATCACGCTCCAACTTATCAATATAGTTAACCAATGCGATGTATCTATCTACATTCGGATTAGCTTCTGCTTTTTGGCGAATGTGGTTTGTGAGAGTAGTATATAGGTTTTTAACAGTTTGCCACTCATCAAAGTAAGTATTGGATTGTAAACGTAATGCTTTGTTTTCTTTTCTTAATCTATCCGCTAATTTACACATACCTTTATCATGTTCAGTCATTTCATTTAATGAATAAAATAATCTCTCATTCTCCCGTTCCAACCTCTTATTATTGGCACGTAAAACTGCTATATCATCAATTAATGTGTCGCGTTCTGCTTTGTAGTCTCGTTGACCTCCAAAATCTTCATCTTCATGTATCACTCGCCATCAATCCTTAATACCATATCTATTTTTCATAACAGCTATGTTATTTTTAACTTCTTCTAAAACTTTCATTTCTTGTTTTAAGTCTTTCTCGCTAACATCGGGGCGTTGTACATACATTTCTAATGCGTGTTTAATAATGTGTTGGCGTTTGTAGTCTTTCATTCCTTAACTCCTCCATTACTACACGATTACTTTTAATATCCTCACGTGATACTGACAAAATCACACTACGTTCATTTACATACTTTAGAAATCCGTTTACTCGGTTTTCTTTTAACATCCTTGCAACTTCAACGGTGTTCATCCCGTTTGTGTTTATTTTGTATTTAACATCTACTGTGTTGGATAGGATCATAGCGCCAATTCTTCCTCTATCTCTTTAATACTTACTTTTTCGGCTACAAGTCTATTGGGATACTTAACTGCGTTCCTTCTATTTTGAGCACCAGCCAAGTATGTTATTGAATCAGGTTTTATCCCTAACATCTCTGCGCACTCTTCTCTTGATCCTGCACAAATAACTTCGTCACCCCTATAAATTACATATTCAAATTGTACTTCTCTGCCCATCAGATTCACTTCTTTCGTCTAACTTTACTATTTGATAAGTGTCATCTATATACACTTTATGTGTTCCTACATGAACTTCTGCTTTAGGGTAGTCACTTTCAAAATCATCGATTAAATCAACAACTACTGCTGGGTATGAGATATTATGTTCGGACGCCTTAAACCAAATTTCATCGCCTTTATTTAACTCATGTACCTTTACTGGTTTTGCCATATCATTTCGCCACCTTGTCCGATAATTCCTTACCATTACTCACTAAATCTATCACTCGCTTTAATTGGTGCTTACCTAACGTTTCATTTTGGTTATCTTCATGTAATGATCCTGTACTTACATTGATGTTATAATTCGCTTTAAGCAGAAGTTCTAACACTGTTTCATTACGTTGACGCCCTTTGTCGATTCTTCTCATATTTTCTTCTTCAGTAACTAAGTGGAATCTATCTTTGTAAGTTTTAAATTCTTCATGTGTCATACGTTTATACACATTGGCGAATGGCGTATTATTTTGACCATCGACGAAAAATGAATGCACATTAATTCGTTTAACGTTAATCACTTTTTGCCCATCTCTTGTATACAAATCAAACTCTTTACGCATCAGCTATATCTCCAATCCATAATTTTTACTTTGTCGAATTCAATAAATTGTCCATCTAGATAATCGTTCTCATGCATTCTCATATCTTCATCGATAGCTTCTTCTATGTTGTGATTTTCGTAATGATCATACACAGGTATTTCTACTTGTCGTTCAAATGTTGCGTCATATCTGACTGTGATTGTTTCCATTTTCATCTAATCACCTTCTAGTTTTCTTTCGTTCACGTCTTGCCTCTTTCAATTCTTCATACGTAATCCAGTCTTTACCTGTATATTTAGGTGCTTCACATATCCATATAAGAGGAATATGAGGGTATTCATATCTGAAATGTTTTGCTTTATATTTAGCTAGAGGTGTAGGCATACCTTTGACATCTATAACCTCCACTAATTTTCCATTGGACCATAACGCAAAATCTGCAATGTATTCAGCTTTACGTTGTTTCCCATTCTTAGGTATCAGCTCATATCTCGGTTGTATCTCGATATAGTCATAACCATCTATAATTAATCGTTGTTCTAAGTATTTGTAGTAATCACATTCAACTTTGCTATCGAACGTTATACCTTTATACTCAACTTTCTTTGCGTTGTATTTACTCAAAAGTGACACTCCTATAAGAAATCAAATATATTCGTTTGATCTGCTCTTACTAAGTTGTATTCTTGTTTAATTTCTTCTAATCTTTCGTTTGTAATTGTGTATTCATCTAAGCCAAAATACTTATTTAATCCAAATACTCTGTTGTTATTTCCGTTCAATGGGATAACATCTATCTTTTTATTTGTATTAGCTTGCTTCAATTGATATTCAGTACTTAATCCCATTTATTTCACCTCACGTATAGCAGGCCTTGTATGACGTTCATTTAACTTTTGGATAAATAGGTCGTATGCTTTCTTTTCGTCTCCATTTGCCCACTCTATGATTTTCTGAGCGTATATATATGAACACTCAAGATTTTGTTTAATAAACTCTACAGTTATCAAAATTTGATACCTCGCATTCGGTAATCTTCACCGTCCATTTTGACTAATGTTGTATTCGACATCATACGACTGAATATACGTTGAGCGTCTTTATTTTTACTTAGCTCTTGCGCATTCAAATTCGTTGTATAAATGTTGTGCTTGCCTACTCTTGATTCAATCAGCTCAAACATCTTACTTGTCGCAAATTCATTCATATTAATACCGAAGTCATCGAATACCATTAAATCAACGTCACTGATTACTTGATTTAATTCTTGTTCTGTTAAGTTACTGTCTTTGTTGTATGTGCCTTTTATTGTTGAAATAAGTTGCGGTACATTCATGTAAAGTACTGAATAACCTTTCTCTTTCACTGTCTTTACTATCGACATACTTAAATGTGATTTACCTGTTCCGAATGATCCTTGCAGCAATAGCGATTGCTTATTATCTAATGTGAAGTTATTTGCATATCTTTCACATAATGCTTTTGCTCTCGCCAAGTCTTCATTCGTTGCATTGTAATTATCAAAAGTACAGTTAGCTAAATCATCATTTATAATTGACTTCTTAAATATACTGTTGGCTTTTTGTGATTTATGCCGTTGTTCAAACGCTGCTTTTGTTTCTTTAGCTAGCTTTATCATTTCGCAATCACAACCATCTTTAACTACATAGCCTGTATCAAATTCATAGTAGTCATAAGTACGTCCACATTTATCACACTTCAAATTGTATTCTTGTTTAACTAATTCATTTTTAAATCCTACTTTACTTGCGATGCTTTCAAAGGGATTCATTTAATCACTCCCTAAAATAAGTTGGCGTATGGGTTATCATTTGATTTATTCGAACCATCTATATATTCATTCATGTAACTTTGGTTATTCAAAAATGTTTTAGGGTCCTTTTGATATTGTTTATCTTTTATTGTTTTCACATATGCTCGTGTGCCTGACATTATTTGGTCAAAACTATGGTCTTTTAAACATTTCTTGAATTTAGGGTAACTAAGTTTTTTATCTTTCTTTTTATCGTAAAGGTTCCACCATTCTTCAAATTGCTCACGCGTAACGTCAGTTGCGCTAGTATTATCATCATTATTAGTATTGTTATTATTAGTTAAATCATTATTAGTACTATTATTATTAGTTAAATCATTATTAGTACTATTATTATTAGTAGTATGCGATTCTCCTACGTAGGTTTTTCCTATGTAGGAATTTCCTACGTTGGTTTTTCCTACGTTGGAAAATCGAATGTGGTTAGGTTGCTCATATACTAAATATTCATACTCTTTCAATCTACCTTTATCATCACGCTTTCTATTACGCTGTATATAACCAACTTGTTCCAATTCTTTAATCCCACTTTTCAAACCACTAAGACCATCACTAGAATGTTTAACTATTTCTGTTTCATATACTTGCCAGTCATCAGGTCTACTAAGTAAATAAAGCAATATACCTTTTGCTTTCCAACTTAAATTATCGTCGTGAATAAAATCTTTATGGACAGTTACAAAACGTCCACTCTCTTTAAACACTCTAAACGTTGCCATTTTTCTCACCTTCTCCATACAGCAACCAATTCACTGTAGTATCATAGTCCTTTGCTATTCGTCTTAATCTGTCTAATGTAGGAATATGATCCCCACGTTCCCATTTACTAACAACACTTTTACTTGCGTTATACGGTGCGCCAAATTCACCTTGTGTTTGTCCTGACTTTGCTCTAAGTGATGCAACCCTGTAACCAATACTTTTTCTATCAGTTACTCTAATTGCTTTAGCTATCATTGTTTTTCACCTCGTAACATACTATTGAGTTTGTCGTCTACTGCTATCCAACTATTATGCAAATGATATAAATCATCGAATGATTGAACACCTATATTATGTTGTTGGTTATGATGTCGTCTGCATAAAGCTAATACATGTTTTCCATAATGATTCATTTTATTGCGGTTCATGCCGCGTCCTACAGTTTCATAATGCGCTAAGTCAGCATTAGGCTCACCGCATATTACGCAGTTTCTATTTATCGTCGCCCAATACAACATAGCTTTATCACCTTTTAGTAACTTGCTTGTTTCCATTCTCATAGGTATTTGGTTATGGAACATAAAGGCAATGATTAATTCTATTAACTCGCTAGCTATACGTTTGCTGCAGTTACTTAAACTTATATGACTATATCCATTCATAATTTCTAATTCAGCTTGAAATCTTTGTCTCAATGCTTCTACTGGTTCTCCCCAGTGCAATTCAATATCTCTGCACATCGCAAATATCTTTTTGCGTTGGTCAATTGAAACCAATTTGTTGTCTGGAACAGTTACATCTGCGTTGACTGTATAACCGTTATCTATTAACTCGGTATGGCTGTTCTCCAATTCAACACCAGTGGCAACAACGGAGTATGTCCCGTCGTTGTCTTTCTGGTATCTAGTAATTCTTTGCATTTAATCACGCCCTAGAACGGAAGATCATCGTCACTAATATCAATCGGACCGTTAGCATTTGCGAATGGATTTGATTCATTGCTTAGCGAATCTTTAGACTGGTTATTATCTCCGTTTTCCTCAGCTTTCATTTTTTCATCTTTAGGAATTGGTTTATTAACTACTCCATCTCCATTTTTATAAGGTTTAATAAATGAAAAATCAGTGAAGTATTTACCTTCATCATTGTTGAATTTCCATTTCAATACCAAGTGACAAGGTTTTCCAATTAGTTCGTCAGTATCAAAATCTAAACTAGGAAGATTCAACTTAATTCCCAATCTAGTTACTAATTCAATTAATTGTTTTTCTTGGAAATCATATTTATACGGTGGTACAAATTGATTATGTTTATATTGTTTACCTTCATCGTTTTCAAATATGATTGTGAAGTATCTATTTTCTCTGTCATTGAATTCTATATTTTTAACTTTCACTGTAAATTCTCCAGCTTGGAAACCTGTTGTACCGTTATAAAATTTCTCTTGGTTCGTCTCTTTGATGTATTGAGTTTGTCCTGTAATTTTCATAATTTAATACCGTCCTTTTAATTTGTTTTAATTTCCGTTTCTTATTGCTTCTACTACGTCTGTAATACTTGGATTAATAAATTTTTTATTGCTTATAGTCACACTTGGTGAGTGTCTAATTTTCGTTTCAAATGTTTCTGATGGCTCTGCAGTTAATACATATTGATACTTTATTTCTCCGCCTTCCTCATAGTTTTCTATTAACATTCTTGCTAATACATCACTTTGAGAAAGTACAGCTTTACGTATTTGATCTTGTGCTTCTAATGTGACAATTGGATTGATTATTGCACCATCGTCATTTTTCTCTTTGTTAATACCTTCATGTCCTGACACTGCAAAATGGAATTGATATTGTTCTTGGAATTTAGCAACTAGTCTATACATACTTACTATGCGCTTAGCTGCTTCTCCCCAGTCATTAAATGTAGGCTTTTTTGTAGAACCTTTCATTACATCTTCCATGGTCATATCACGCAGTTTCTGTAGGGTTTCAATTACTACTACATCAATTTGTTTACCTTTATCTCTTAAAGCTTGTATGACTTGTGGCAATGCTTTAATTACGTATATAAAATGTTGATAATTCTTAATCGATACAACTGCTCCATCTTCAGAAACTGTTGTCCCATCTTCATTTATATCTAAAACAAGTGCGTTTTTATCTTTGGTTAAGAATGTCGTTTTACCTGTTCCAAACTTGCCGTATATAGCAAATTTATAATATTTATTTTCATTCTTTTCACTAATATCTTGAATATGCAACTTACTAAGGATGTCGTTGTTTTCATTCATCTATCTCACCCTCAAACTTTGTGTTTGCTTAATTTCTATACCTGGCACTTCATTGTTTTCTTTTAAATGTTTTAACAGTGCTTTTTTATCTATCTTAGGAGCTTGTGATAACCAAAAATCTTTAGGTATATATTTTTCATCTATAACATGTAAACTAGGAGGATTGTTTTGGATATTATAACTATTCAATGCTGTTTTGAATTTAGTCTTACCTGTTGCTTCCATTGCTTCTTTTAGCGATTCTTTCAAGCGATCAATACCGTTTTTATTTGTTGTTTTACGTTGCTGCAATCTTTTAATTTCTTCATCGATTGTTTTATTATCACTCTCTAATGATTTGATAACTGATACATAGCCATCTGCTTTATCTTCTAATGCATCGTTAATACTTGCTAAAGTGTCATTTAAAACATCTTCATCACCTTGTTCAGCTATTAAGTCGTAAACTTGTTTGTAATTATCGGTTAAATTAAATAATGTACTCATTTAAATTCCTCCTACCATGCCATCACCGCAGTTATTATATTGTCGGCTTCGTCAGTGTTTTCTTCTAACCAGTTGAATACAGCTTGCCCTAAATAATCACGAGCATAATCAAAACCTGTCATCTCATCAATGTTGATTTCATCTATTACTTCATGTTGTAATGTTTCGATAGATATATTAACTTCGAATTGCGTTATCTTCTTAACTCTCAATGTGAAATGGAATCCTTGTATGTTAACCACTTTCTTAGTTTCTTCGTTTATTTCGTAATACATTGACGAAACACCTCATTCTTGTGTATATTTAAAATGTGAAATTTACTAAATCTTGGACTGTTAAGCATTGCCGTGCTTAGCGGTCTTTTTTTCTGCATAATATGTGTTCCAAAATGCGTAACTACCGATGTAACTTACAATTGCGAATACGACACTGTAATGAAAATCAAAAGTTATCATTGAAAAAATCATTGTGCTTAGTACTGCAGTTGACCATGCTAAAATATGTCTCATGTAGTGACCTCCTTATAAATTCGTTTCTTTCACAAAAATATTTTGTTCTATAAAATCAATTGCTGGTTTAATTTTGATGTAACGTTTGTTACCTTTTCCAAAACGGTACATACACTCTGATTGAAACTCTTTATTTGAATAAACATGTTTTTCTAAATCATTTTTTGAAATGCCGCTAACTTTTATAAATTCTTTTGCATCTGCAGACCCGATAAATTCCATTACTATCTCTCCTTCTAAATTTTATATTCGTTCATACAATAATGTTTGGTACAATTAAGTTATCGCTACTGCGATAGTGGGTGGTGATAAGTTTTGAGTCGTAATAAAGATTTTGATAAATTTTTCAAAAATTTTGAAAAAGATATGAAATCTCATGTAAACAAAGAATTATTAAATACTACTCATGAGATTGAATGTCCTGAATGCCAAAAGAAAAGAAAAATCAAATTCAAAAATGGCAAGGGCAAATGTAAATATTGCAATTCAACAATTAATTTAGACTTGGATTACAATTAGAAAGATATTCATCTACTGTTTTTTTCAACATTTCATTATCCAAATTCATCTTTATTGAATAATTAGGCTTTTTCACAACACTCTTAATCTCCTCGACCAAGATGACGATTAGGAGTGTTATTTTTAGTGCTTGTTTTAGGTTCATATGGGTTCCTCCTACTCTGATAAAAATTTATTAATAAAGTATTGTTGACCTTTTCCAGTAACTTTCGGTGTTCTTGTGACTCTGATGGACCCATCTGGATTGTTTTGAGTTCTTTTCTTGATATCCATGATTTTTAAATCCATACTTCTTTGAGTGGGTAAATTATATGACTCACCTTGTTTTTTAATTAAATATCCATTATCTCTTAACCACTGGAACAATCTATTTTGTCCAATTTTTACTCCGTTCTGACTAATTAACTTAGCAAGTTCTCCTACAAGTATTGAACTTGTACTTGTATCTACTGCATCTGCAAACATTACTTTTGGTTTGTCCTTCTCAATCTGTGTTTCTAACTGGTTGATTGTGCTATTCGCAATTTTCAATGCACGTTGCATTATCATTTCTGGACTATTCCATGCTTTTTCAACTTGTATGAAATATTGTCTCGCTCGTTTACCGGGTTCGCTTCGTTGAATCATCGCTATTTCTTTCGCAGTGTCTAGTGTCATAATATGATTAATTTGCTCATAAGTATGTGCCCTTTTTTGACCGTGTACTTTTTCAACTTGAGAAACGTAATCAACTCCGTTCTCAAAACCGTATTCAATCATTCTGTCAAACCATTTATCATATCGTGTTCCTACTTCTAATGCTTGATGTAATTCGCGACCACTTATCGCAATTTCTCCATTTTCTTTTTCTTGGATATTGAACATTCTTGATATGTTCGATTTGTTTTGTATATCTTGCATTTGGGTTCTCTCCTTTTTAACTTAAAGTTAATCGAGTGGTAAATTTTTTTGTCGAATATCTATGTTTTCGATTTCTACTTCATAAAGCTTCACAAGTGCATAAATAACTAAACCTTTGGGTTCAACATCCCCTTTTTCCCACTTTATTACTGTGGGTTTGCTGACACCAAGGATGTCTGCAACATCTTGTTGGTTCATCTCTTTATTTATTCGCAAGGCTTTAATTGATAATTTTGTCATGTCATCACCTCCGATAACCAAATCTTAATTTACTTAAAGTTAAAAGTCAAGCTGAAAAGTTAAATTATTTTCTTTAAAGTTAATTTACTTATTGTAATTATTTTTAACTTATGGTAAATTAGTATTACTTTAGTAATACTAAAAAAAGAAAAGAGGACCATAAAATGACACAAAAATCAGCTAGAAAAATTTTTTCAGAAAATCTTTTGTCACTTTTGCATCAAAAAGGAATTGACCAAAAACAGTTAGCTATGGATTTAGGGATATCACCTGCATCAGTTACACATTGGATTAAAGAAAATAAATATCCTCGTATTGGTAAAATTGAAGAAATAGCTGAGTATTTTAATGTTCCTATGTCTAGACTTACTCAAGATCAGAGCAAAACAGAAATTAATCAACAAGACACAATTGCAGCTCACTTTGATAAAGATGGCTTAACAGAAGATGAAATAGAAGAAGTCAATAAATTTATAGAATGGGTTAAGAATAGAGATAAATAAGGGGTTTTTGGATGGGATTATACGAAGATTTGTGTATTGCAAACGACAACATAGAAATTAAAGAAACCAATCGCTTACCTAATTTTCAACCTGGTTGTTATATGAATGGAGAAATTTTTATAAAAAGTAATTTATCTGACACTCGAAAAGCAGAAGTATTATATGAAGAATTGGGTCATCATGCAAAAACTTATGGGAATATATTAGATCAAAGCAAATGGATTAATCGTAAATTCGAAAGTTATGCAGTAAGACATGGTTATGAAGCTTCCTTACCCTTTCGTTTGATAATAGAAGCGTATCATTATGGAGTAAGTAATTTATATGAATTATCTCAATATCTTCAATTGAGCGAGAACTATATAACTAAAGTTTTAAAATTTTATAAACAAAAATACGGATTGGATATATATTATAAAGGTTATGTAATTAAATTCGAGCCTTTACAAGTGTTTAAACATTACGAAATAAATTAACCAACCTTTAACGTGTATCCTTGTACACGTATGTCTAATTATAGGTTGTTTGATATAAATTAATTTTATTATTAAGGAGTGTTAATGTATGAAAAAAGTCTTATTTTTAATTTTAGCTAGTTTTTTAGTATTAGCAGCTTGTGGGCAAGAAGAAAGCAAGTCGGAAGATAAAAATGAAACAAAATCCTCATCAAAAGATGATAAGAAGAAAAACGAGGATAAAAAAGCTAAAGATGATAAAAAGGAAAAATCAGTTAAAGAAGATTCAAACACTGATGACACTCAACAAACAAACAATGAACAGAAAACACAAAGTGTTAAGCAACCACAACCAACACAGGAGCAAACTCAATCTGTAGAACAACAAAATCCTCAATCACAAGAGCAACCAGTACAACAAGAACCTACTGACCAAGAAAAAATGGAAGCTAATGCTAAGGTAGCTAAACAACATGGTTACACAGGCATACCTAATGGAGATGCAGGATTATTAGATTCAGATGCTGCGTATAATGAAATAAAAGAGCAAGAAGCTGCTATGGAAAGAGAAGAAGCACAAAAAGAAAGTGAAATAGATGCAATCAATGAAGAGATGGACGATACTAACATTTCAGATGAACGATATAATGAATTAGTAGATGAATATAATGCGAAAATAGAAGAATAATATTTACGGGCAGTTCCCTACTGCCCTATATATTTTTATCTTTTTTAGGAGGAATTCGATGAAAAACTCTATAAATATTAAAGTTGAGTTACCAGATGATTATCTAATAATAAGTAAAAGTGAATATTATTCTTTGTTAGATAATAAGAAACTTTCAACTAAAACGTGGTGGGGCATGTCAGATCTAGAAATAGAAACAGGGTATAAAAGAGATTGGTTAAAAAGAAATATTTTAAATAATCCGAAATATAAAAAGGAGATAGAACTATTTACTCATTATCCAATAAATAGAAATGATGAGTACAGATTTATTGGTAGTAAAATGCAACAGTTTTTAGAAGAGAAGTTTACAAAAATTTTTAATTAAAAGAAGGTGAAATATCATGGCGACATTTACAGTGGCAAAACGAAAAAATAAAACATCTACATCATGGCAGTATGATGTAAAACATCCTAGTTTTAAATCTGGTAAAAAGCGAAAATCTGGTTTTAAAACGAAATCAGAGGCAACAAATGCAGCACAACAATTAATTAGAGATTTAGAAGATGGTAATAAACTAGAAGGTAACAAAACTTTTGAAGCATATTATAAAGATTGGATGGAAATAAAAAACAAAAAACATGTCGCATCACAACAGTACTACTGGTATGAGCGCTCGCTAAAATTATTTAATGAGTGGTTTGGTGAAAATTATTTAATTAACAACATCAAACGTACAGATTATCAAAAGTTCTTAAATGATTTTGGCAAAGGACGCACAGATGAGACTGTAAGAAAAGTAAATGGTTGTTTATCACCTTGCCTTAGAGATGCAGTATATGACGGATATATTAAGAAAGACCCTACTTATCAAATTGATATTAAAGGGACTAAAAAATCTAAACAAGAATCTACAAAGTATATAACTATAGAAAACTATCTTAAATTAATTGAGTATTTTAAATCCAGGGAAGAACAAAGTTATATTTTTCTTTATATTCTAGGAATTACAGGTGCAAGATATAGCGATGCTATTAATATGACAAGTGTTGATTTAAATAGTAAAGAAGGAATCATACATTTAAGAGGTACGAAAACAAGTAATGCTGATCGTTTTGTAGAAGTTACAACAAAAGATGTTTTATTAATTAAATCTAAACTTGCTATGCTACCACAACGTGTTGATGGTAAATTATTTAAATTAAGTCACAACGCTGTGAAAAAATCTTTTAACTTCGCCAAAAAACAAATAGGATTAGAAGATGATTCTATTACCCCTTATGTTCTAAGACATACTCACACATCGTATTTACTTTCTAAAGGAATTCCCGTTGAATATATAAGCAAGCGTTTAGGACACTCTAGCATATCAATTACACTCGACACGTATTCGCATCTTCTAGATGAACATAAAAAAGAGCAAGGTCAACGTGTCAGAGAATTATTCTCTTGA